CCGCCGTTCCAAGATTGTGCCGCGCAATACCGATGTAATCGATCGGCTCGACCTCATTTGTCGTGATGGTGATGTATTGCTCACTGTCGTCTGCCGCGCGCCATTCAAGATGCGTGGCCGGGTTTGCGAGATTTGAGGCCGGATAGTTAGCCTCTTGCGTGTCTGCGACGATGGAGTCGGCACGGACTACATTATGATACCCGACAGCCGGAAGATCGGCGTCAATCTCCGCAGCCTGCGCCGCGAGAACGTATGCGCTTGAAATGACGATCATGTCAGGCGGGCTGCACTTTCAGGACATATCCATCGCTGAACATGCCGTTGAGGCCTTCGATTAGTTCGCGAAGCGCGTCACGCGTCGTGGCGATCGGCATTGACAGATTGACCACGTTGCCGCCGGACCGACCGCCTCGCGGGTCGGAACCGCCGCCCTGATCCGGCCGCCACACATCCACCTGCTCGCCAGGCGACGCCATGAACGAAACAGGCGTGCTGTCCGGACCGCCGGAGCCGCCAACCGTGAACGAACCGCCAGTCATGTAACCGGTCGGGATCGACTGGCTCTTGATCGACGCAACGAGGCTCGCACCCTTGGCGAGGACCGCAGCGACCGCTGCGATGTTCGCAGGGAACGGCAGTTCCAGCGCCTTCGCGGCACCGGTGAACATCGAAATCGTGCCTTGGATAACGCCGAACACCTTGGCGGCCGTCGCCATGGCTGACGACTCCTTGCTGAACGCCCCTGAGATGGTCGCAAAGCTGCCCGCGATCGATGCGCTGGCCTGCCCCCACGTCGCACCGGCTTGTTCAGCAATCTGCTGCTGACGCGCGCCGAAGGTCTCAAGGCTAATCACGCCAGCACCGTAAAGCTGCTGGAGCGAGGTCATGTTCGCGGCGAACTGCTGTGCCGGGTTCATGGCCTGAATGGTCGCGTTGGCTCCGGCGACCTTCATGGCGGCTGCGGCTGCCGCATCACCCGATTGCTGGATCTGGAGCAACGCCGCTGCATCCAGTGGAATGTTTTTCGCGAGCGCGATGGCGCGGGCTTCGTATTCGAGACGAAGCTTTGCCTGTTCCCCGACGCTCTTACCGATGGTCGCAGCTTCTGCTGCCTGTCCTGCCGTCCGTTTCGCCTGGCTATCGAGGAAGGTCTGCAGAGCGTTCTTCTGCGCTGCAGCCGCCGCAGCGGCTGGGGCTTCAACCTTCACCCACTCGCCTGCAATCGCCATGACCTCTTTGTTCATGGCGCGGATACCCATCAACTGGCTTTCCCAATTGAATTCCGGGGTATCTTTCCAGAGGTTCGAAATGGTGACGGACAACGCGGCCAGCGCGGCATCCGTTTCCTTTTCTACGGCATTGAATTTTTCGAAGGCCTTGGCAAAGGCGTCCGGACCGGACACGAACGATTTCACCAACTCCCAGAACGCACCGAGCTCAGCGCCAAGCCGCTGCACTGTCGTCGCTCCGGCCAACACGACCGTAACAAGCCCCTTCATGACGGAGGCGAGGCCGTCAGCAACGCCAGCCATCAACGTCGAGTTGGACTTTGCCTCTAGCATCGTTTCCGACAACTGCTCGAACGCGGGCAGCAGCTTCGCCGCAATCGTCGTGACCAAGCCCTGCTTGATCATGTCCATCCGCTTCAAATTGTCGTTGAATGCTTCTGCGGCGACGGTCGTTTTCTTGTCCAGCACAAGGCCGTATTTCTCAGCCTCGTCGCCGGCGTCCTGCAGGCCCTGCTTGCCTTGGTTCAGAAGCGGAATCAGTTCCGCGCCTGACTTGCCGAAAAGCTTTATAGCCAGATCGGTCTTGGCCGCACCGTCGCGGTAACCCTCGAACTTTCCAGCAACCTCACCCAGAACTTCACTTGAAGATTTTAGGGTGCCGTCAGTGTTCTTGACGGAAATTCCCATCGCCGTGAACGCCTGACCGGCCGTTCCTGCAGCGTCTGTGCCAGCCGAAACCATGGCCTTCGACAACTTGCCGAGCGATTTCGCTAAGGACTCTTGGCTGACATCCGCCAACGTCGCGGCATACGACAGCTTCGTGAATTCCTCTGTCGTGGTGCCGGTCGATTGGGAAAGCTTATTGACCTTGTCGGCATTATCGATCGCAGTCTTGATCGACATGCCGACAGCAACAGCAGCCGCACCGACGGCAGCGGCAACAACAGCCATTGATGCCTTGGCAACGTCGCCGAACGCCGCAAGCTTGTTCTGTGAGCTTTTCAGCCCCTTATCGAGATCGGCTGTGTCCGCGCCTAAAACTACGCGTAACGCGCCAACCACTGCGTCACCAGCCATCAATTTTTCCTTAGAACTTTGGACGCTTCAGCCATCGCGCCGAAGATCGCCCATTGCTCTTCTGATGTTTGCGGCCTCTTCCGCGCGAGCGACGTATCGCGCGCGAGGAGTTTTTTGATGTCGGGGAATTTCTTCATTCGCGGCATGGCTGCCGTCCACCACGCAAGCCATGCGCGGTCATTGTGCTCACGCTTGAACTGTAACGCTTTGCCTTCGAAGATCAGGGCGATCTCGCGAGGCGTTTTCGACCAGTAGGCGTCGGGATCAAGCTCGAACGAAACCCATTGCTTCAGGAGGTCGGGCCAGTCCCAGCCTTCCGCCGAGCCGCCCGATTGGTGGGGCGCGGCGTGCCGCTCGCCTCCGGCTGAGGGAACGCGAGGGCGAACGCCTCAAACACTTTCACGTTAACTTCACCCATCCCTCCGGCGTGGGGGATAAGTTCCCCCGCCTCTTTCAAAGTTAGCTCTGGGTGATTTTCGTGCAACGCGGCGTGGAGCAACATCCGCGTTAGCGTCATTGACGCAGTTTTCTGATTTGCCATCTCCGCCGCAGAAACGGCGAAAGGCTTCCCCGTGCTGGCTTCAAGTGTGCAAATCGCATCGATTGAGAAGCGGAGGACGTAATCCTTGTCCCCCGCCCTCAAATCAACTTCGCCCTTATGCGGATTTCCCATCAATCACCCGTTACGCTGCAGTGACCGCTGCGCTGGTCGCAGATGCGTTGCCAGCGGAGTTCACGCCCGTAACCGTGACCGTGATGGCGTCGCCACTGTCGCCGGCGAGGATGGTGTAGGTCTTGGCTGTAGCGCCGCCGATTGGCGAGCCAGCGTTCTTCCACTGATAGGTGAACGAGGTCGGCTCGCCGGCCCAGACGCCTTCGTAAGCCGTCAGGACCGCGCTCTCGGTCAGCGCGCCGGAGATAGCTGGCAGGATCGAGTTCGACGGCGCAACCGCGGCCGACATGGTGATTGCGCCGGTCAGCTTGAGGGTCACGCTCATGACCATCTTGTCATCGAGCGGGGTTTCCGCCGACATTTCGGTGACGAAAGCGCTGAAATTCGCCTGCGCGCCCGATGGGAAGACCACCCGGCAAACCTGCGTGGTTCGCAGCGACGCAAGGAGTGTCGCTTCTGCGCTGCCGCCGGGGACATAATGAATCTCAAGCGACACCTCGCCGCCGTCCTTGAGACCGGGAATAAATTCCCGCCACGCGGCCGGGCTTTCCTCATGCGAGGCGTCGATGCTGTCGACCGCGATGCCAAACGGTGTCACGCTCGCCTGCTCGCCGATCGTCGTGTAGACGTCAGGTCCGGTGCTGGTGCGGATTTTGAAAAGCGTGCCGTAGCCGATAGCCGCTTGGGTCATCGAAGTATCTCCATGTCAGATTTTGAAGTACCCGCAAACACCCCGGCGGGAATGGGGAATTGAACTAAGACGTTCCAGATGCGATTTTCGCGGCGAGCCGCGCGGCCTTGCGTTCTGCGCGCTTCGTTGCCTTGTCGATTTCTTCGGCGAGTGTGTCGCGGATAATTCCGACCAGCGCTTGATCCTGGCTATCCCAAGTAGGCCGCATAAAAGGCTGGGCCTTATGGTGCGCCGTCCCGAATTCCTGCAACATGCCCTGCCCTGCACGCTTCGTTGGGCCGACGTGCGTGACGGCTGATCGTCCCGTCCCGCCCGCCGACCGGTTCGCCGCGCGCGCCGCTGCGGCTGCTTCCGCTTTATCGCCAGTCTCTCGCATGGCCTGCGCGTATGCAGCCTTGCCCGGCGTGATGATCTTCGGCTTCGCAACCTTGATTTCGCGCTTTAGCTGGCCGGTGTCCTTCGGCGCTATTGCAATGGCATGTTCGGCGAATACGGCGCCTGCCGTTCCGACTGCGCGCTTGAGGATGTTTCCCGCCGTCGCCTTGGAAAAACTTTCGAGGGCTTCGTTCAGATCCTTCAGCCCTTCGACTTCAATCGACCGGCGCGTGAAGGCCACGGCTAAACTTCCTCGTAATCGATCGCATAGTCCCGCGACATCCGGCTCATTTGAACCGTGTCGTCGTGGTCCTCACGTTCGTCGACCATGAAGACGCCCTGGACCGTTACAGCCGCGCCGCCCGACCCCATCACGCCGCGATATCCGCTCAAACGATCCTTGATCAGGTTCGCAAGCGTGGTTGCAGCGTCGCCGGTGAGGCCCCAAGCATCTATTTGGAATCGCGGCATCGCGAGACCTGAGTCGCCGCCCATATGGTAAATTCCAGTTCCGGAAATTCGGGAATAAACGATGCAAGCTGCCTTGACGCCTTGCGGGATCTTGACCGGGTACACACGAGATATTCCGCCCGTCGTAACGAGCGCGCTGATCGACGCGTCCGCCAGAAGAAACGCCCGCAAAGCTGGCCGGATGTCCTTCATGTCGTCACGTCCGCGCGGCGGATCGTCTTGATGGACATGTCAACTTGCCGCCCTACTTCATCCGGGCTGACGATGTCGTAAACCAGATTCCACGCCGGGCTTTGCGTGTTCGCTGCAATTCCATCGACGGGATAAATAATGCGGTCCTCGGGACCGAGCGGACGGGACGCTGAAGGGATTTCGTGAAACCGGATCGTGAATGTCACTTCCTGGTCGGCAACTTTCTCCGGATCGGTGAACCGTTCACTCCCGCGCGTCGGCGCGACGAAGGCCAAGCACTTGTAGACGAGGTCCACCCACGTCTCTATTTCATCGCCAGACCCGGATTGCGTGACCGTTTTCCGCTGGATGATGATCTGGCGATCGTAGCGGCGTTGCATCAGAAACGGGGCCTTCGATGTTTGGCAAGCAACGCATCAACACCTTGCGGAAGCTGCTGGGCCGTCACACCGACTACAACGGCGCCGGGATTATCGAACCAATGCCGCACCAGAAGCGCGATGGCATTCTTGATGTCGTCCGGGACCGAACTCGTTTTTGGTGTCCCAGCAATATCTGCGTAGCCGGCCAGATACGTCACGCGCACCGCGGCGGATTCTGTATTGAGCGATGGGAACGAATAGCTGCTGGTGAACTCCACATACGCCCCGAGATCGTCATTCTTGAGCGTGTAGTTCTCGCTCGGAATCGTCTGCTCTGCGCCGGCCGTGTCGGTGTACTTCACGCTCGTAATCGAAATCACAGGGAACAGCGGGAGACGCAGACATGAGCGGAAATCGTCGAAGTCCTGCCTCCACGTTTGTTCGCACAAACATCGCCCGAGAATGCCCGTCCACCCGTCCAGGTGCGCCGTGGCCGCGCCGATCAGGCCGGTTATCACCGTATCCTTGTCGGTGTAGCCAATGTCCAGCCACGCCTTCGCTTCCGTGAGCGTGACAGGCTTGATTGCCGGCGGCGTGACGAGGACGGGACGGTACATGCTGACATCCGGCGCAAGAGAAACGGCGGGCCGAAGCCCGCCGCCAGATCATCAGGCCGGAGGATTGGCCGCAGGCGAGCGCAGCGGGCGAAGCACCCACTCAGCAGCCAGGAAGATGTTGCCGGAGTCGTTACCGCTCGGAGTGATAGTTGCGCGGACATAGCGCTTGATGCCCGTGTAGCCGATCTTGCGCAGCTCGTTGTCGTCGTCGAACTGGAACCCGGCCAAGGCTTCCGTACCGTTGAGGTACTCGTCCGCGACCGCTGCGTAGGTGGAGTCGTTGTCCGAATCCTCGATCAGAACCGCGAAGGTAGCATTGGTGTCGGTATTGGCACCGATGTTGATGGCGAGCATGCAGCCATCGTAGCCATTGAGGTCAGCGGTCGTGGAGACGACGGCGGTGTTGTCCGTGCGGGCAGCCTGCGGCGAAATCGCGCGCTTGAGGTCCAAACCATTCGTGATGTCACGCATTGAAGCGTTCCTTTCGATTTGATTGAGGGAGATGCAGGAAGGCGACCGGCGGGATTAGCCGCCGGTCAATGCGTCAGATCAGGAAGTTCCGAACTTCAGGATCTTGAG